CATTATGTTTAATGTGCAATGGTCGCGGAGAAAGTGGCGGCTTTGTTAATGCAGAAAGTGGCTATCAAACCGATATTTGCCCCGCGTGCCCACCCCCTCCCTCTGACCGGGAGAACGCACCATGAAGATCGACCCGCAGCCCATCATAGACGAGTACCGCGATGCGTACTTGCGCGCGAATGGGAGGGATACTGACCGCACAATCACTTATGAAAATGGATGGTTTGTGTTCCGCCTTCGTAAGCTGTCAAACGTGTCTCGTTACCGCGCCGATCAAATGCGCGAAATGACCGCCCGGCTCAAGGGAGAGGGAGCATGAAAGAGCCTAGTCCTTCCCGCCCCGAACCGCCCTGAGTGATCCTTTTTGCGTGACCTCAACATTAGCCGCCACACGTTCAAGCATGGATAAACTGACGGACATAAGCGGATGGTCGGGCGGCATGGCTAGGGCTTGCGTGAGTAGGTTGCCGAAGGCTTGCGCAAGTTCGGCTGTGTGGCTCTGGTACATTGCAACGGCAAATCGTTCGCTTTCGTCCGTCGCTGGATATTCAGGGGCGTCTTCTAGCTGTTCCGGCTCATCTGACATTGGAGAACCTCATTGAAAGCATCACCAGAAAAGCCAGCCACGCGCACAGACCTGACGCAGGCTTACCTTAGAGAGCTTTTGATTTACAACCAAAACACAGGGCAGTTTGTGTGGCGTTCGGATCGAAATAAACAGGTTTTGAGTGGCCACGTTGCAGGGCATGTCAAGCCGGATGGCTATCGCGTAATAGTTTTGCACAGCCGCCATTACGGCGCGCACCGTCTAGCGTGGCTTTACATGATGGGAGATTGGCCAGAAGCGGAAATTGACCACATCAATCAAAATCGTGATGATAATAGATGGTGTAATTTGCGCGCTGCGTCTAGGCAATTAAACAACTTTAACGTCTCATCATCACCGAGGCCGGACAACAAATCTGGCATCAAGGGTGTGAGATTCTGGGCAAAGAATAGAAAATGGCACGCTCGAATTCAATATAACAAGGTTAGTCATCATCTTGGCTATTTTGATACAGAAGACGATGCGCGGCAAGCTTACATCTCAGCCGCCGCTGCTCTTGGGCGTTATATCACTCCCGGCCCGTCTTGATCCACGCATCATCGATCGGGTCCGCAAGCTGCGGCTTTGGTTGCCTCGCCCTGTGCCCCGGATGGCGGCGAACGTAGCCAGATGAAACCTTGCGTTCCTCTTTTTCCAGCTTACGCTCTAGCGCGCTAATCCGTAGCTGCGCCTGAATCAATTCGTCAGCCATTGCTTGCGGCGCGTTGTTGTATCCGTAGCGCACGACGAAAACCTCCACGAGTTCATTGGCGAGCGGATTTAGCAAGCGTGGCTCCTATCTGTTGGGGACGATTGAAACGATGTGGCGGAACTTTTCGCCCGTCTCGCGATGGTGCGTGATCGCCTGCATGGACCGGCCCGCGCCATAGCCTTGGGAATGGTGCCACTCGTCTGCGGGCGCTAGGATTTGGAAGCTCTCGCAGATGACGCCGTTGATTTCCTTGCCGCGAACGTCCTTGTGGTGAACGTGTCCCAGGTATCCATAGCGGAACCGAGTAGCGCCCCACTTGTCAGGCTGGTTAGCCGCCATGACGCCGGGGAAGTCTGTCATCCGGCATTTATCGCCATGCGTTGCGCCAATCAGGACGCGCCCAAATTGGTAATAGAAGAACTTGGACGGGGAGCAATCTACAAGAACGCGCTTGTTGCCGTGAAAGAACGCCCACAGGGCTATATTCAGGGCTGGCGTAGTCGCCGGGTCGTGGTTGCCAGCAAGGCACCTGACGACAACCTTCTTATGTTTCGCCAGCGCCATTTCCACGCAGTCAATGAGCAGCTTGACGCCGACTTGTAGAACCTTGGCGCGGCGCGTGTCTACGTCAAGCGCGTGGCCGCTGGCGGGCGTCCGGTTCGTGCTATCGTCTATGTGGAAGAAATCGCCAAGCGAGAGGACTATACCGGTTTCAGAAGGGGCCGCGCTTGAAACTAGATCGGCCATCGTGCCGCGCAATGTGCGCTCGGCAATGTCCAAATCCCAATCTTCTCCGGTTTCATCCTTCCAAGCGTACATGCCTAGATGATAATCGCCGATAGGGTATATCGTGAGAAGGTCTTTGTTCGCGTGCTTGGGCGGCGCAACTAATTTGGCATGGCCCTTGTATTTCGCAAAGGTTTCCTTGAACGCGTCAACAACGTAGTCCGCGCCTTCTTTGCTTGTCTTCACCCACTGCTGGACCGTCCGACCATCAGGCCCGACTAGGGTAGAAACGCCCTTGATCGCGTGGCCTTCGGGAACCTCGAAAGGCTTCCCCCGCTCCGGGCCTTGCGTGACCGTTTCGCCTGCGAATTGCCCGTTCTTGTCCGTCCGCGTCGTGACGGCGCGAACCTCAAAGCCGGGAAGCGCGCCACGGGGAAGCGGCTCATACAAGGACCAATCAGGTTCTAACTGGTATAGCGCCTTAGCCTTGCGAAGCCGATGCGTTACCGTTGAATGATCCGTGCCAAGCGCCCTAGCGGCTGCGCCTACCGCGCCCATTTCGCCGCCGCCAAGAGACATGCCGGACGGCTTGTGGCCTTTGCGTAGCGCTTCCTCGACGGCTTTGATTGTTTCCTCTGCCGTCGCGCGCGAGATTGACGGCGGGGCCATTTACTTGACCCCGAATATAGAGGACACCGCGCCCAACTTGCCAGCGAAGAACCCGGCTATGGCTACAATGAGCATAATCGCCCATTTAGCCCCACGCGCGCCGATTAAAATCTCGTGCATTTCCTTGACTTGCGTTGATACTTGATCGAGCTTCTTTTCCATGTGCAAAAGCTCGCTTTCAAGCCGCATAACTCTATCGCGCGTGTCGTCTGGCATTTCGTCGCCCCATTCCGAATGGCGTTACTTCTTGCAGGCCGCGTCCCTTCGGCATTGCTGATTATTCGAGGCGATGGCAGGCCCGGCAGTCGGGTCTTGCGAGGCCGCTACAGCCGCCTTGGGATTGGCGAAGCGGACAAACTGATAGCCGCTACCTGGCGTCGGTGTTGCAGTGGTCGATTGACAGCCCGCTATCGCGCATGAAAGCGCGACAACGCTCCAAAGCCGGAAGCTTGCGAAATGCTTCATCGTTCGTCTCCATGTCCTTGATGCGGTTGCCCGCTTCGATCCGGGCTTTCGTCTGTTCGGAGGCCACGCCAGCCTTGAACGCCGCGCGGGTTTCGAGCTTGTGCCAAGTGAATAGCGCCAGGAACGCCGCGACGATGGCGAGGGGCTTCCAGTAGGCGAGAAGGAACCACATCAGCCTTCCTCCTCACGCTTGCGTTTCCAGTTGCGATACAGAAGGAAGCCGACGCCGACCGCGATAATCAGGATTGCGCCCGCCAAGAGCGCCATAGAGCCATCAAAGCCGACGAGCGTTCCCGCGCCTTCCGCCGTCTCGCGTATATCGCTGGCGTTGCTGACGGCTTCCTTGCCAAGTTCATAGGCCGCGCCCACGCCGATAGCAGCGCCGCCGCCAGTGGCGACCGTAGCCGTGGCGTCCTTGGTTGATGCAACCTTGCGCTCTGTCTTGGGCAAGCCCTCGCCTTTGCCGAAGACGCGCCATGCAATGACGTAGTTTGCGCGACGATCCGCGATGCCGTTTTGGCCGCCGTTGATCTTTCGGGTAATCGCCTTAATATCGTTCTTGTCAGCAAGGGCGTTCAACCCGCGCGATTTCCAGTATTCGCAGGCGACCCGCAAAGCGACTTTAGGATCAGCCGCCAACTCTGGATTATTCACGAGGTCGAGGCCAAGCCGCCTGCCAAACGTGACATAGTTTGCCCGGCCCGTCAGTTGAATGATGCCACGGCCCCGGAACCTGTAGCCATCGCCCGGCTGCGTGTTGCCCAAGTCTCTCCGGCCTTCGTACCGGCGCTGCGCATCGGTCGGCCCCCAGTATTCATGCAAGGTACGAAACCCCGCGCACTCGTGCGACATTTGCGCCCAAAAATGAGCAAGCCGCAGCGGCGTCGTGATTTCGTATTCAGGCAGAATATCAACCGCCGCGTCCGCAACCGGGTCAATAATCGACCGCTTGCCATTCGGCCCAAGCGCCCGGAGCGCCTTGCGCATTTGTTCTGCGTCCAAGGGGTTCTCCTATTTCACTATTGCAATGATGATCGAAGGGCCAAGGCCAAGAAGCGCAATCGCAAGCGCGAGTAACGCCGCAAGCGCGTCTTGCCGGGACACTAGAAGCCGCCGAAAACGACAAACTCAAATGAGTCCATCACATCGGACCCGCCTGATGTGCGGATGCAGTTCAAGTCAAAACCGTTCACGGTCTTATTCGCCGGGCCGATCAAGATTCTATCAGTCGGGCTAGACACAGAGCGGAAAGAAAACATGACCTGATAGGCGGTCGAGGCGAGCGCTGTGGTGAACGAGATGCTATAAGTCCCGGTGCTTCGCGTGACGCTGGCGACGTTCACCGCGCCGGAATCGACCACTGGCGTAGTCAGTGCGCTTGATATGGAAGCCCGCGCCCGAACCGCGCTATCAGCGGACCATGAGACGGCTGTGCCATTGGTCGTCAGCAGCCGCCCCGCGTTGCCGGTCTGTGTCGGAAACTCGCTCGCCCCATTGGCCGCCGTTGTGATCCGGCCTTGAGCGTCAACCGTAATCGTCGCCCGCGTATATGAGCCAGCGGAGACAGCCGTATTCGCAAGGGATATCGTTCTGTTGGCGGATAGATCGCCGCCGCCTGTCAGGCCGGTTCCCGCGCTAATCGTCGTGGCTTTGAGCGCGCGAAGATCAAGCCCGGCGTTCAACTGCCCGATGTTTGCAGCGTCCTTGTCGGCTACGCCATCTGCAAGCCCTGTGACGGGCTTGAGCCCCATGCTGAGAGGGCGATTGCGGAGCGCCACGGGTTTAAGCCTTCATGATGAAGGCAAGGGCGTAGTATGGCGGGAGATTCGCATTCGTCCCGCTAGAGCCTTCCGTCGAGTTTGCGACCGTGATGCCAGTTGTGGCGGATGATGATGCTTTAGCGTCAGCCGATGCGGACACATCAAGTGTGCCGGTTCTGCCATACCACTGGCGCGACGAGCCAACCGCGCCAACCGTGGTGTAATTCAGTTCGGTCGTGTGCGTATGGCCTGCATCTGTGACCGTCGCGGTGTGCGTATGCGAGACGTTGACCGCGTCCTTGGAACCGCCCGAAGTGGTAAGCGCCCCGGTGACGTTGGTTTTTGCAACGCCTGCATCGTCCTGGCGCGCGCCAATGACGAAACGGTCCCTGAGGTCAGGCGTTCCGTTCAATCCGTTGCACAGGAACCAGCCCGAGGGGATGGCGGCAACGGTTCCCGACCACATCACGATGACGCCGGAAGGAATTGCTGTTACAGATGATCCGCCGACCGTGAGCGTCTTGCCAGAGGCAAGCGTAATGCCGGAGGCGTTGATCGTTGCGACAATCGCCCCGTTCGCTGTCACGCCGAACGAGTTAGACCCGATGCGATAAATGCCGGTGTCGAGGTCGGAGGCAAACGTAATGCCCGGAGCCGCCGCAGAGCCATCTACCGCCCGAAAAGCCCCGGTCATGGCGGTTTGACCGTCCGCCGCCAGTGAGTTAGTAATTTCGTCTCTAATGTCTTCGAGAACGGTGTTAACGTCCTCGGCAAGAGCGTCCGTTTCGGGGACGAAAGACGTGGTGAGCGACATCGCTCCCGAGCCATTGCGGGGCATCTGCTAACTCCGGGTTTGAATGGATAAAATCGCCGTTTTTGCAATCGGCATCGGCATTGCCGCGATGAATTACAAAGGCCCGATCCATTTTGGATGGGCCGAAGTCGTCGCCTTGTCGGTCTGGTTTTTTCTGTTCTGGCTATTGGTTCGCGAGCGCAGGCACGCCGCCACTGACGCCGATGCCCATGAGCAATTGCGCAAGTCTTTCGCGTTCCGTTTGGGTAAGGCGCTGAACCGCGTTAGGCGCGGCAACCGCCGCCGAGCGTGACCCGCCAGCCGCAATAATATCCACAAGCTGCTTGATATTGGCGTCCGTAATTTTCTCGGACGCCCGCTTGCCAGCCATACCAGCGAGAGGGCCAACAGCTAGCATTGGATTAGCAGCCGTCCCGCCGATCCCGAGCGCCGCCATGAGGCCGCTGCCCTGAGGCGAAAGCTTGCCGACGAGCCGGGCTAGGTTATGCCCCGATCCGCTGCCCATAACGGCCTGCTCTAATGCTGCGCGCTCATCAGGCGTAAACCCACGCGACCGGGCCGGATTGTCAAGAATGGCGCGAAGCTTCTGCCGTTGCGCGTTTTCGATGTTCCCGCCCGACCATGTGGAACCGGCCTGCGTCTTGGCCTTTTCCAACTGCTTGGCTACGTCATCAAGCTTGAACTCGATTGACGCATTCTTGCGAGCCGCCAATAGAGCATTGCCGCCCCGCTGCGCATCGCCCATAAGCACTTCACCCGCACGCGGGTTAGCCGTCGCGTCATCCAAGGCAGCGATGATTTTCTGCATCATCGAATTGGACGCACGATTGCCCGGCTCATAGGCGTTAGCGGCAACGCGGCGCACGACTTCCGCGCCCGGCAAGGTTGTGTTGGCCTGCGCCGCCTGCTCTAGCCGGGCAAGGACCGGCGCAATTTTCGGCTGCAAGGCAGGGTCAAAGCCCATATTCGCAAGTTGCGGCTCTACATCAGCACGGACGCGCTTGAACATGTCAGGCGTGTACACAACGCCAGCCGCTTCCGCTTCCTTGTAGGCAGCATCCTTAGCTGACCTGATTTGGTCGCGCGTAGGAATTACGGGCTGCCGATTGAATGCGCCAGCAACCTTGTTAACGCCGCCCATGAGTGCGTTTGCAAGGCCCTGCCCCGCCACGCCAGCGCCAGCGCCGACAAGCGCGCCGGTCGTCACATCTTGGTCGTTGCCGACTGCCGCGCCAGCGCCCGTCAAAGCGCCCGTAGCGCCCGCCTGCGTGAATTGCCCCATGACACGGGGAGCAAACCCCGCAACAGCGCCTACGCCCTTTGCTATCTGGCTGGCGGGGAGAATTGCGCCCGCGCCTTCCGCAACGATGGACGGGACGAAGCCTGAGCGGTCGCGCGCTGCCTGCGTTTTGGCGCGTTCGGATTCCAGGGTGTTGCCGCCCGCCGCGCTGGCAATCTTGTCCGCAAAGCCAAGGGTCGCGCCAGACGCCATCAGGCGCACAACGTCATCCGCCGCCTGCGCCGCGCTTCCTACGCCTGATTTGATGCGATCCCACGTTGACGGGGCGGCGGGTTGTTGCCCTTGTTCCGGCCCGCCGAACGTCTGGCGCATGGCGTTCGCCATTACGTCATCAGGCGTTCCCTCGGGGAACTCGACAATGGAGCCGTCAGGCGCTTGAACTCGGATCATTCGATGCGTCCCGTTTGCGGGTTGTAGCGGCGAACCTTGGGCGGCTCATTCTGAGGCGCGGGCGCTTGTTGGCCGCCGCCCTTCAAGCCCTCAAGCGCCGCCTGCTGCTCAAGGAGAATACGCGCCGGACCGAGACCAAGGCGGATGCCCTCGATTGCCTTCGCGCGGCCCGACCGCTTCTGTTCAATCGTGTCCTTGTCGTCACCGGGCTGCGGCAGATACATGCCCGAATACATCTGCATTTCAGAATCAGTGACTGCAGCGCCGGTGTCCTTGCGGAGAATGACAGCGAGCAATTCACGGCCCGTTTGCTCGGCCTGCCTGTAGGCGTCCGACTTGAGATAGTTGCCGACAATCGGAACCTTGCCGCCAAGTGACGAAAGCGAGTCTGTGAGGGCTTTGTCCTGCTTTTCGAGGCGCGGCAGGATCGCCTCGCCACGGTTCGCAAAGCCAACGTCCTTTGACTGCTGTTCAGTCAGTTTCGGATTAGCGACAGGATTGCCGCCTTGAGGCGCGTTAAGCGGAACAAACGCCCTTTGGTTCTTATCCCACTGGACCGCGACTTCCGAGCCGTCAGGCTGCTTGATGCGCTGAACCGTGGGGGCCCTGTTGTCTTCGCCGCCGCCAACCGGGGCCGGAAGGTTTTCGACCTGACCTGTGCGCGCATTGAAACGGCCAACCACGCGGCTGTCAGCATCCTTGACCGGGGACCAATCAGCGCCTTCGCGCGTCTTCGGCATGGTCGAGACAATTTGACCGCGCTTGTTCATCACAGCCACGCGGTCGCCAAGGTCAACAGTCGTCACGCCCTCGTCGCGCTGCCCCATCTGGAAAAGCTGCATCGCCTGCTGCTTTTGCTGCGGGGAAAAGCGCGGGTCAGTCAGCACCGCCATCATGGCGGCCTGTACGTTGCCCGTGGGCTGGGGTGCGGGGATTGGCGGGCTTGTCATGGCCTGTGCAAGCCGCTGGCCCTGTGCGGGCTGCGGAGGGGCTTGCGGGGCTGCGCTCGCAATAGCCTGCTGGCCTGGCGCGTAGGACATGGGGGGAGCGTTTGACGGCACGGGGCTGGTTGGCATCCCGTCAGGCGTCATGCCGCCAGCGGACGCCACTTGCGCCTGAGCGGGCTGGTTGCGCTGCATGGTGGACTGAAAAGCCGCCATTGCCTTTTGCGGGTTATCAATCAGGCCGCGCCAAGTCGGGCCAAGCGCCTGCGCAATCTGTGGCGTGAAGCCGTTGGCCCGAATATCAGCCATCAAGTCACGGCCAGTGCGGGCCTTGTAGTCCTGATTTGCAAGAGCAAGCGCGCGCTGATCCTGATTTTCAGGCGTGAACGCGCCGCCGCCCATGCGGTCCCAAGTCGTCTTTGTAAACTGATAGCGGCCTGCTGCCGATGAAGGGCCAGCCGGTCCCGGTTCAAATACGCCCGGATGCGCGTCGAAACCCGCAAACGTCGCCCCGCCCTTTGGCGTGTAGCGGATATTATAGGCCCCGGCGCTTTCAGGCGCAGCAATAGCGTTTAGCAGCGCCTTCTGCGTTGCATCAAGATTGCCGTAAACAGGGTCAGGAATGACCATCTTGGGGATATTACCGCCGCTTGCCATTGCAGGAAGCGATGAACCACTTGTCGGCATGGGAGACGGGGCGGCGGCAGGCATGGCCCCGCCAGACTGGCCGCCAAGGGCGCGCATCAGCTTTTCATTGAAAGCCTTTGAGGACTCGCGTTCCTTTGTATCAAGGCTTCTGTTTTGCAGCGACCCGGCCAAAGCCTGAATGAGCTTCGCCCCGCCCTGCGTCCACGACTGGATAGGTGCGCCGTCCTGAGACTGCGCCATAAGGGCATCAGCCATCTTGCGGCGGCGTTGGAGCGTTTCGTAGCTGTCAGACGAATTGTCGTCTGTGAAGAAGCCAAGCGCCATTTCAGCCAACCTTTGAGTAATCGACCGCCAGATAACCGCCGATGTTTACAACTGCATTGGGGAACACTTCGCGCGCTTCGTGAGCCATGACGCCACGATAGCGAGGCCCGCCCCAAATGTACGTCCATTCGTAGGTAGGCAGGCCGGAAGGCAATTCGCCAACGCGGACAACATCGCGCTTCAAGCGAATGTCAGAGAACATCATTGGCAAAGCCGCCGCGCCCATCTGGAACAACCCGCCCATGAAGGCATTGTTCTGCGAGTTTTGGGCGTTGTAATTCGCCATCTGGTTTGCAAAGCCCTGCTGCGTAATGCCTGCAACGTCCGTGTTCGCCTGCTGCACGCCGGGAACGCCGGTAAACTGAGGCATGGACACTTGCGATCCAGTGCGAAGCGCGTTGAACTCGTTCAAGGGCAACTGGCGCTGCGCAATCGCTTCCTGCATTCCCTGCTGACGAGCATCAAGCCAAAGCTGATTGCGCGAGTCTGTCGCCATGCGGCCTTGACGCTCAAGCGCGCGATCCCAGCCCTCGGTTCCTTCGCGGAAGCCCTGATTAGTCAACCGCGTGCGAAGCGCCTCGTCCTGCCGCGCCAATTCAGGGTCAAGACGAGCCGAGCGCAAAGCTGCGATGCGGTTTTCCGTTTCCGTGTTCAAATTCAACGGCTGCGCATACTGCTGCTGCAAGCCTGCAAGCTGCATGTTGCCTATATCGCCCATGCCCTGCGTCATGGACATGTAGTTATCAAACAGGCCCTGAACCGGCTGAGAGAACTGCGTTGACTGCGAGAACTTCGGCGTTCCGTCCGGGTTCGTTCCCGTGACCTGATAGGTGTTTGTCCCGAATGGGCTGGTCTGGTCAATGCGGTTTAGATACGCATTGGCGACAGCCGTTTCCTTGTTGGACTTGGTTTGCGCTTCCGCGACAACTTGAGGGTCCGGGGCCTTCGGCGGGTCAGGTGCATCCATGTCAGGCTTCTCCTAGCCATTTCGCGGCCTCGCTCCGGGTCATGCGATACAGGATCGCATCATCCCCGCGCGACGGGCCAAAGTAATTTTTCAACGTCGCCTCGTATGTGAACCCGAGGCGGGCAAGCAGTTTGCACATGAGTTTGTTTGACCGCTTTGTCCGCGCGGTCAGGCGGATCACTTTCAACTGGTCGAAGGGGTACGCAAAAGCCGCCTTGATAAAACGCCGGTGCATCGTGCCGGGGCCATAAAACGAAATCTCGATATTCGCCCCGTTGTAGCCGTTGTAGATAATCGCCCCAGCTAACTGCCCATCGTCGCCAACAATGCCCATTGATGTGAAAGGCGGGATGATAGCCCGGCCCAAGCGTTCGGCTGCAAACTGGCCTACCGCTTCATCCTGACCTAGAACAATGTGCATTAGAGGAACCCGCCAACCTCATAGATCACGTTGAAGCCGTTAACCTCCATCGTGATAGGCGTTGACGAGGACGACTCCGCAATGACCCTGATACGGATCGCCGCGCAGCGCCCCGTCTTATCGACCGACTGCCAATCGTTGCTGACGAGCCGGGTCGAGGGCCACGTTGCAAGGTTCCACTGAAAGTTATTCCACTTGAGCGACGAACTCGCAGCCGTGTTCGGGATAAACACGGGGATTTCGTCCTTGAAATCCTCGTTCATCTTGATTGCCGGTGTCACGCGGCCATCCGAGCGAATAAGCGTCTGGACCATTTTCCAGTTTTTCAACCGGCCTTTGGTCCCGTAGTAATTGAACGCCGTTTTCATGTCGGCGGTAATCGCCACTCCGTTATCAGATGATGTAGCGTCAGCCTCGTAAACCTTGCCGTCATTGCCGCCAAAAAAGAGACGATCCTGAAACACTTCCCAACACAGAGCATTTTGCCCCGTGAACCGGCACCAAGCGCCGTGCAGCGTGTTCATTACGTACTGATATGCAGTCCCCCCGGAGGTCACGGGGATATTGACCAGACACATGTTGCCACGGGGATAGACTATCGCCTGCCAGCCATCGTTTGCGCCATAGCTGCGGGCGGATGCCGTCATGGTGTTGTTGATCCGCCCCGTGAGCGCGACGTTATCGACCGCCGCACGATCCACAACCATCGCCTTGGACAATGGGAGAAGCCCCGAGGTCGTCAGAATCCCCAAGTCGCCCGCAATCTTCACAAGGCAGCGCCGACCGATAGGAGGCGGCAGGCTATACGTTCCCACATGCGCCCAAGCGTTCGTATCGTCCGGGTCCGATCCCTGGAATAAAATCACTTGGCCCTTCGACGTAATGAAAACGGCCTGATCATCCGGGCCGGATCCGCCGTCAATCGTAATCGTCCCCATCGCGACCACATAGCCGCCAAGGCTCATCAGCCCGCCCAGCTCAAAGCTTGTGACCGTGCCGCCGACGCTATCGACGGGGAGATAACAGAACTTGGTTGAGTTTTCGGGGATGAAGAATAGCCGGTTTTTGAACACGTTCACATGGATGAACGTATCCTCGTCAATCGAACTTGTGAGCGTGAGCGCGGCCCATGCCGTGCCGTTGAATCCCAAAGGCGCATCAGCCCCGTTGACGACAATCAGGTAAGAGCCGCCAGAGACGGTAAAATTCACATGCTGGCACTTCGCGCTTGTGAGCGAAGTTACGCTTGTGGCCGATCCTGACGAGGCCGAGACATTGTAGATCGTATCATCAGCAACCGCGAAAAGCTTGTTGGTTCCCGCAGCCGAGCCATGATAGGCCATGAGGCTTTCAATGGCGTCCGTCACGCCGGTATTGGAATGTTGCTTGAAGCCCTTCCGCAAGGCGCAGTAGGCAGGCTCCGGCCACCAGTTATCCAGAACAATAGCGCGCTTGGGCGACATGTCCGCAAGCGGGCTTGAATCATCCCAACCCTCGATAGGCGCAGGGATAGACGCCCCCTGAGAGACGGGCCCGCGCCGTGTGTTCTGGCGTAGTGGGGCGAGCAGCATCAGGGAATAACCGTATAGTGAGCCGGGCGGCCCATCTTCGCAATGTCGCCCTTGCTGTTCTCGCTAATCCTGATTGTCTCCCGCCCGCCATCGCTTGACGCGGCCCGTGCGCGGTTAATCTCATACGTGCGGAATGCTTCCGAATAATCGAAGCCCTTGGCCTGCTTCCAACGCCACACAAGGCCGAGCGTCATCAGCCGTTCAGGCACAAGCGCGCGGTCGCTATCCGCCGACCAGCGTTCCTTGCGCGTGCTTCCATCTGCCGCCAAAATCCAGAACGCCGAACGATATTCGGTCGTCACCTGTTCGCCGCTATCGAGCGCGGGCCAAATTTCGATCTGATCCCCGAACAAACGCCAGACAGGTTCGGGCGGGTCCGTTTCTTGCGCCTTGAGAGCAAGCAATTCCTGATCCGTCACCTTGCAAAGCAATTCGCCTGCGGATTCATCGGACCAGAATATCTCACCCGTAACAAAGCGGTCAAAGTCTTCGGGCAAATCCCAATAGGTTGTCGTTCCATCCCCGGCAATTGTGACCGACACTTTAAGCCTGCGCCAGTCATGGAAGCGGGAAAGCTCGTCGCCTTCCACTTGGGCCAACGCGATAAACTGCCCTACTGACGTATCAGACGAGCCATAGACGCGCGAGGCTGGCGCAAGGCCGCAAAGCGACATGGCGTCTTGCACGATTGTTAGGAGAGACATTCTCAGCCCTCTGCGCTAAATCGGATAGTATCGAATGTGCAGGGTCGCGGTGCCCTTGTTGCCCGAGCCGCCGATACCCGTCATGCCGGTCAGGCGAAAGCCGTTGCCCGTTGTCGGAACGCGGGCGTCCCACTTCACGCCGTTAGGGTAATTTCCGGTATCGAGAACGCCGGTCACGACTGCATCGCCATTCGCGAAATCAACGTCAAACGCCTTCGTCCCGGTAATCGACGTTGTGCCGGTGAAGAAATGAACGTCAAAGCTGCCCGCCCCTGAAAGCGTCGGCCCTCGCGCGGCGTCAACGGCTGTCAGTTGCGCACGCATCCCACGGCGGCCATAGAACGGAACAACGATATCATCCGTTCGCTCAATCGGAATAATGAGCGTGTCGCGCGGCTGCTGGATGTTGTGGTTATGATCCCAACCCTCAACATAAAGCAGAGCAACGCCGGTTTCGGTGACAGTATCGCCCGTTACGCTCCAGATGTCGGTTTGTTCGCTAAAGCCGACGCTCGCCGTCGATGAGTGGCGCCACTGTGTCAGGTTAAACGTGGTTCCCGTGAGTGGAAAATACAGCTTCAACGCTGTTGCCGCAAACAGCGAAAACAGTTTCATACGCGCGAGAGGGTCGCCAAAGACAAACCCCGCGTCCAAAAGCGGCGAATAGCTCGCTGGGACGCTTTGATCCGATCCGACCTGATCAGCGCCCGCGCCACGGCCAATAACCTTTTGCGGATTGGTGTAAACCGTAAGCGTTGCGCCGCCGCCAGTTGAGGACACAAAGATAGGAATCGCCAAGCCCGCAGCGTTGTGGATCGCGTTGGTTGTCCGCATGTAGCGATTGTTGCGCCGAATAGACGTGTCCATCATGCGCGCAATGCGGCGATACAACCGCACGCGCCCGAGGGTTGACAGGTGGAAGGCGTCCTGCATCAACTGCCCGCCCGTTTCCGGGTCAAGCGGCGCAACAGTCTGATCGTCAATTCGCGTTCCGGTCAGATCGTCGTGCGTGTCATAGACGACAATACGCGATGAGACGCCGATGAACTCGCGGTAAACCGTGGCGAAGTAGCTTGAGTAAAGAGCCGCTTCATCCGCGTCAGCAAAGTCCTGCCCGGAGAACGGGACAGGCGTAAACGGCTGCGGCATAACCATCAGAATGGCGGCGCGGGTATTCGCCAGAAGGAATGTGACTAGTTTCCACGCATTTGCACGCAGATTGGCAAGCTGGCCCGCCGTGGGGCGTTGAGACACAAGCCCGCAATCGTTCGTGCCGAGTTGCAGCCAGATCAAGTGAGGGTCGTTGTTGACGACGCTCCAGGGGTTGCCCTTCACGCTTGTATCAGTCTGTGACCCTGTTCCGATAGCGCCGAGCCATGAAGCGAACGAACTACCGTTGGCCGCCATCGTGTGCATCACGCCGCCCTCTAAGGGACAGCCAAGGCCGGTCAGTTCCTGCGCGCGGCGCGTGGTGAGGTCCGGGTATCCCGCCTCGTCTGAATTGCTATCGCCAACGAACGATAGGCGGCACTTCGGCATACTAACCGCGTCCGAGAACGAAAGCCCGCGCTGGTCGTCGCACTGAAAACTGAGCGGCGTCGTGCCGACTGTGATTGTGCCCGTTGTCGTTAGCTTCCACACCGTCCCACGGTAACGGGTTCCTTCCGTCACCATGACGATTAGGCCGGAAAGCTCCGCAGACGTGTCCGCATCTGTGGCGCGAACCCAAGACGTGCCTACAGTGTAAATGCCATTGCCCGGAGCGCCAGAGGACGCACCGGAGTCATACTGCCCAATGACGAGAACCCTATCGCCATCGACCAGAGAAACGCCGTCATGCGTTTGCGTCCCTGAAAGCGTAATCGGCTTCGTTATAACCGCCCTGACGGGGGCTTTGATGTACGAGCCAATAAGCGTTCCATCATTGCCCTGCGGGCCAACAGGCCCTTGGATTCCAGGCGGGCCTTGGACGCCCTGCGGCCCCTGCACACCGGAGGGAATAGCGAACGTCAGGCGGTAATCAGGCGCGGAGCCTGAAATCTCAACCGTTGCATCCTCTCCGGGGCCAAGCGTGGTCACATCTTCCACAGCAAACGTATTAGGCGTGCCGGAACTGATTACGCGCCCGTCCGTGCTTTCCAGATTGGGATAGACGATAGTGACAGTTCCGGCCATTTGCTATTACTCCGCAGCTTCTTTGCGAGGGCGGCCCGGCTTTCGCCTTGCTTCGCCTTCGTCAAGCTTCTCAGCCATCATTTCGGCAAGGTTTTCGAGTTTGGCCTGGAGATCAGCGATTTCCTGATCCTTCTTCGCCAAAGCTTCTTCTGTCTTTCGCGTATCCGCAGACGCAATGAACCGCTGCGCCATGTCGCGCTTGGCTCTGATGCTCGGCAGAGGAATACGGTTCATCATGCTGTCAGACAGGCACGCCAAGTCCTCGACAATGCGCACGCTGTATTGCTTGAGAACTTCCGCCTCTTGAGGCGTGACGCCCGACCAAGCCGCGAGCGGTGTGCCACTTTCGGGTAATTCGTTATTGGCCTTCCAGGCGTCGTAATGCGGGCCTAGAATCGACCAAAGCTCCTTATTTTTCATCAGGAGCGAAACATATTCCGAGGTCTGCGAGAGTTGGGCAGAACCCGGTTGACAGAAGAATACACGGTCCCTCGTTCGCGCTTGGCCCGTCTTCTCGTCAACTGAAATCTCGGTTTCAGCGCGAAGATAACGGACGCCAACTTTGCCGGAAGGCGCTTGATCGTTCATCGTTCACCTATCGTTAGAGAAAGGGCGGGACCGAAGCCCCGCCCCGTTGTTGTCCCTTACGGGCAGTCGAGCATGACAATCTTGGCGCTCGCGTCGATGGCCACAGCGCAACGATGGTCAGTTGCAGCCGCAGTCACATCGACAGTGCCATCCGTCGCGCCAGTCGGCGTAAGCGGATCGCCGTCCGCGCCGGCCGTCAGAGCGGTCGTGAGCGTTGCCGAACCCTTGATCTGGACCCAGCAGTATTCACCATCACCGGGAGCAGCCTGAAGGACGCCAGCGCCGACTTCCGCCGAGTCCGACAGGTCGGACGTAACGACAGTCGTTGCGCCTGCCGACGTACCGGAAGGCGCGTAGAAGTAGCAGAAGTTGCCCGCAACAGCAGCGACCGAGCCTGCGCCCGTGTCGTACTGATAAAGGCGATACTGCTTCCCATCGTGGGCCGAGAACAAGCCGCCGACCTTGTAAGGGCCGACGCTTGTCAGAGTCGCGGAAGTGTAAGTT